TAAGATACTAGATGATATAGGGGAAGAAACTATAACAGCTTGGCTGGGACCAAAAGCATTTAGAAATTATAAAGATTTAGCAAAGGTATCTAGGGAGTTTGGAGAAAGAAGTTCTGTTAAACTTGCCAAGGAAGCTTCAGATGCTAAGGAATTATTTCATTCTCTCATTAAAGATAAGAATATAAATACTATTATTGATGCTAGAAAGCTAGTAGGAGCAGGTAGCAAAGAATGGAATACAGCTCAGAAACATTATGTTGGTGAGCTGTTGGATGCTGCTTCTGACAACGGTATTTTAAGTGGGGATAAACTTCAGAACATACTTAAAGGGGCTGAGGGTGGTTTTAATGAAGCATTTATAAGACAGATGTTTCATGGTTCACCTTATTATCAAAGGCTGGCTGATTTGGCTGATATATCAGCTAGAAGTGCTAGAGCTAAATCTTCTATGGCAGGTGGTCTTGCGGCAGGGATGGTTGTACTATCATTTTTAACTATGAAAATAGGTGCTTTTGCAAAGGCTGCAACTTTTGGTTGGTTAAACTCTACATTCTTAACTCAAAAAAGTTTAGCTGCAGCTTGGTTTACTAAGAAGAAATTTAGTGACCTTTCAGATACACAACTTAGAGCAATGCTACGAGAGGCTTCTAGATTTGGTGACCAAGAACATTTGACAACTTGGGAAAATGAAGCACAGAAGCAGCTTACGGCTACTATAGACGCAGAGAAAGAACGTTTACAGAAGGCAAGAGGCAGGGATTAAATCTCACAAGCTCCTGCTGTACAGGCTAGCTCTTGGCTTCCAATAGTATTGTCAAGGCTTTCATTTAAGTCTGTCCACTCTATATGTTTAGGTATATCTTTTAATAAGATACTATACTTTTCTTTATCTATCTCCTCATAGGGAGCATCCTGATATACATGGTCTGTGTGTGGAAGGAAACTAATCCCACTCATATATTCAAAGTTATCATATACCCAAGACATAGCAGGTAGAAATTCTTTTTCTTTATAATAGATAGTAACACTTGGTTTATGTTCACACCAATGCTCAGCGTATACCTTCCATAACTCTAATTGTTTCATAGCTCCATAGTCATCTCTCATTACTGATGAACTAGGAGACTGTATAGGAAAACTAAATACATACATGTCATTAGGTTTCTCTGGTGCATCCTTATATGGAACTCCTTTCTCTATCATAAGTTTACTTAGTGGGTCTTTCTTATCCCCTCTAACATTTCGTATATAGTAAGAGCTATAACGAGGATGAATACCAGAGGCAGTATTACACAACTGACTAACAGTACCACTAGGCTTAACACAAGTGATAGCAGCGCTTTCAGGAATTTTAAGATTACTTGCCCACTCTTTATTAGTTTCAATAGACACCTCTCGTAGTTCTTGTAACTTATTTGGTAACTGTTTATTACTTGGGTCGCCAAGAGAAGCGTGGTCTAGTATGCCAGTTAAACTGACACCTAGTAATCTCTCTTCATCACAGTTATTTTTGTAGTCTTTTGAAAGGAACCTAAAGTCGGTCAATGTAGATTGTAAAGTACCTAGAATGGTGGCTATTCTAACTTTCTCTTTTAATTGTTCTTGACTATCTCCAGAGCGTACTATGACCTCAGATAAGTTACAAAATTCTGAATCCCTAAGAATTATTTCAGAACAAGGATTCGTTCCAAACTTATATTCTGGGTCTCTACGTCCATTTCTTGATGCTACTCTTTGAGCTGATGGTACAGAATATATACCACGCTCTCCTGACTTTGACTCATATAAACTTGCAGACTCTTCTAAGAAGACACTTAGAGCAGGTGTGTCTGTATAACATACAGAGTTATTAGCTAACGCTCTATGTGGGTGGTCTAACCACCATTGTCCACTCTTAGCTTTCTGCATTTCCCTATCATCTAAATCAGATAGAGATATTAATGCAGACCTACGTACTCCTCCCACTACTACGATGTCTGCAATCTTACAAACTATATCATGTACTTCTATTGGTTTTAGTTTCCTACCTTTTGCATTTTGAAACAACTCAACACAAAAGTTAAATAACTCTACTAAGGGTTCAGGACCACTAGCTCTACCACCAAAAGTTTTCAATGGCATTCCTGCTTTTCTTACTCTACTTATATCCCATTTAGGTATCTGTCCTGAGTACAGTAAAGTTATTATTTCTTTAAAAGACTTAGACCAACCTATTTTACTATCAGGCACACATACGATAGTGTCAGTAGGGTGGAAGTCCTCTGCTACAGTTGGAAGTTTATCTACTTCAGATTTGCATACAGAGAACCCCACTCCTGTTCCGCACATTAGTATATACATCACTTCGCTAAACTTTCTAGCGTTGTCCATAGCAACAAAGCAACAGTTGTACCCTGCTACATTGTCTTTATCCAAAGCCTCTCCTGCAGTCATAAGACAGCGCATAGAAGGCATTACTTTTTTATCTAGAATAAATTGTTTACACTCATCTAGTTGGCTATGATACTTAGATGGAACTCTGTTTTTCCAAAAGTTTATGTATCTGTCTACTGTCTCTTCCCAAGTTTCTCTACGATTTTTATCTGGTAGATACCTTGCATATCTGCTTTGGTGTATATACTCTTCGTATAACTTCACTACTATTCCCCTTTGTAGTTAATTTTGTAACATGTTACAAATCTTTGTTTAATCCTCTATGATGTTGGCATCCTCTGGTAAATCTGGAAGTTCTCTCCAACCCATCTTAGTTGTTCGTAACTGTCCGCTCCAACTCAAAGTATACTCATGTGTATATACCTCTTCATACAGCTTACCTGCTCTTTGTGCAATCCTACCAGTAGAACTACCAATAGTTCTTTTAACTAGAGCATCTTCTGTTTCTTTTCCTGTCATATATTTTCTCCTTCTGTATCTAAATCAAACTTATATAGGTTATCTATTAACTTGTCTTCAAAAGAATCAAGTAATTCCTCAGTAGTTATTTCGAGAACCTCTATTATTAAGTCTGGGTCATACTCTGTATTTATTTTTTCTTTTATTTCTTCCAGAGTTAATGTCATTACTTATGCGCTCCTAACCTCTGGAGTCATAATCTTTTTAGCACTTCTAGCTCTAGGATAGGAATTGCAATCAAGGCAATGATACCTATCATATATTCTAGTGTGTGCTATTACTTCACCTTTGTAACGTAGATTCTTGGAACCACAGTATGAGCAGCATTTTTCTGTTTTGTTTAACAGGTTTAGGTTCGGATGGTTTACAACTAATGGTCTTATCTTTTCATAAGCTTGCTCTAATACTAACACATCATACTTACAATGGTCTCTTACATACTTAATTGCAGCTTTGTTTCCAGCTATAGCTTTTCTCCAGTTCTTAGGACATATAGCTGTCTTAGCATCTGGTAATTCTAAGAAAGACTGTACTGTAGCTAACCTATTATTATTCAAACACATTTTATATCTGGCTGTTCTCCAGCCATCTATATGTGGTGTGTTTGGTATAGTAGGTAACCCATGGTCTAACAACCTAGTCTGTATAAAAGGAACATCAAACCTTATACCATACCAAGTTATCCAAGCATCTGCATCAGATAGTATCTTAGATATATCTTTGCATAACAAGTAGTCATTGGTTGGGTCTTTCTTAAACGCAGTTGGGTAATCAGATATACTAAGAACTTTAGTTCTTTTACTTCCTAGTTCTTTATACCCAAAGCAAAGAATGTGTCCAAAGTTTGCTTTTAAGTTTGTAGTCTCTATGTCGAATACAATTATTCCTGACATTTTGTCCACTCCTTAGGAATAGAACCTATTGAATATTTGATACCTTGTTGTTCGCACCATTTACTATAAGTTTTCTTCCTACTTTTTGTTAAAAAGTTGTCTTGCATAAATACAATCCTTAAATCTTTATCTGGGTTGCTTGCTATGACAGCTTTAAGTTTAGTTCTCATCTTTGATGTTAGGTGTCCTTTAGCTTCGACAACTATACCAGAAGATAAGAAGAAGTCGGGAGTATATATTCTAGTTTCATACACCTCACAACTCCCGCACTTAGAGCATTTAGCATTATAAGGTTTTAACTTATACTGCCACTTCTCTTTTTCGTATGAAAACTTTTCACCCATCTCGGTTAGTTCTCTACCAAGACGTATTTCAAATTTACTTTTACCTTTAAATTTCAACTTCTTCTATGTCCATAAAATCAATTTTCTTGCAGTTTACTATAGTGTGAACTGAAGTAGAGTCTCCACTATAGAACCCAATCATATCTTTCCCAATGTGTTCCATTGGAGCAAACCCTGCACATACTATTTCTAAGTTTTTACCTGTAGAAAATACTACAGAAATCTCATACATAGTAGGAGGGTAATTACTAATATCTTCTTCTTCTTTTGGAAACTTTAAGAGTTCAAATTTGGAGTCCACAGTTCTCTGTTCTTTCTCCTTATCCATAGTAATCTCCCATTATTTATTAAATTCTCTTCAGTCATATCTGCTTTTTCATACTCCTTTAAAACAGTATCAAGTAGTTCTTCTTCTTCTTCTATACCATCTAAAATCTTATCTGCTTTCTTGTTACCTATACCTTTTATTCCTTGTATGTTATCTACTCTGTCTCCAGTAAGTAATTGTATATAGAAAGATTTTATAGCTTGCTTCTCGGATACTTCATAAGGTTCTTTGTCTTTAGTCCAGTTGTAATGTAGACCACTAATCATGTCTAAGTCTTTGTCTTTAGTACAAATTACAGTCTCTCCAAATTTTGCTGATGATTGCTCAATACCCATTGCATCGTCAGCCTCTTCTCCATTGGTTAATATTGTATTGTAGTTACCTAATAGGTAGGTAATTATTTCTTTGTACTGTGTTGGTTTGTGGTTGGGGTCTCTATTACCTTTGTACTTTAGAGGTGATGGTATGTCATTTCTAAAATTATCTTTTCCTGTGAGATATATAACTAACATATCACTCTTAGTTGCTTTTTTAATCTTTTTTAAGACTAGATTTACATTATGTAAAGTGTGAGACAATGGACTAGAAGAGTATTTTAAATTCAAATCTTTCTTGTCTAATCCATTATCTTCACAATATGCTTTAGCCTCTTTAGAATAGGAAAAGATTTTTCCATCAGGACAATGCCATTCTCTTACGTCAGATGCAAAACCACAGCTATAAACTATGATGTCTCCGTCTACTAAAGCTCTCCTTTTCATTTTAAGACTCTATTAAATCTTTAACTTCGTCACCAGAAGTATAGTACTCAATCTTTCTGGCTACCTCTATTACAGTCTCAACACCTATTTGTACTTCAACACCAGATTTAGATGCAGAAGATAGTAATTCAGTAGCGGCAGATACTGCGTGTCTGCGTATGATACTACGTTCTTTATCCATAGTTCCTACTGGAAAGCCTACCATTTTCTTTTCTCCTGTAACTTTATCAGTTACTTCAGTACCACTTAGAACTTCGATAGTTCCCTCTATATTTTTATAGATTCTACCACCTGATTCTTTTTCTTTTACTTTGAACTTTACTGTATCTTTGTACCTAGCATCATGCTGAGGTAAAAAAGAATTGTACCATTCTCCGTCAATCTTAAATCCTTTTTGATTCTTTGATACGGATTCAAGCACTCCTTCTACTTCATATACTTCGCTCATATCTAGTACTCCTTATATATATTTTATAATACCCTATTATTATAACATGTATAATTTCAAATGTCAACAGTAGACATATCTGACCATACTTTTCCAGATTTTATCTCTATAGATAGAGGTACAGGTAGCTCTATATCATACCTAGACTGCAGTATTTTAGTAGTTCTATGTACCATTGCCCATTGTAACATGTTACAAACATTTTCTCTTTCTTCTAATTTACAATCAATAACTATGTTGTCATGTACAGTATTTATAATTTTTATACTATCAGTAAACCATATCTTATATGCAAATGCACCTAAAGCTATTTTCATAATATCTGTAGCTAAGGATTGTACTGGATAGTTCTTTATTTCCGTTGGTGAGTATTCAATATTTCGTTTCTTGTAATTTGTTTTGTGTCCATACTTAGAATCATACTCTCTAAATACTAGAGTTCTTTTTGTTGGTGAGCTAATAGCTGAAGGGTGCCTAGGTATACCTAATGGAGTCCTATTAAGTTTTTCTAAAGCATGACTATCATAATCAAACCACTCAGAACCTTTGTTACTTTTTACATAGTCTTGTAACTTTTCTTGCCAGTACTCTACTTCTGAGTATCTTGCATAAAAGTTATCAATGAACTCTTGAGCAAGAGCCTTTGGTATCTTATTTACCTCAGCCATGGTCTTAGCGCCTGCTCCATACTGTAATTGAAAGCTCAATGTTTTTGCTATACGCCTTTGTTCTGGAGTAATTTGGTGTTCAGGTGTTGTATATAGTTGAGAGGCTCTCATTCTATGTAGGTCTCTGCCACTTATTAAGTCTTTTATAAGATTTTCATCATTAGATAAGTATGCTAATACAACTATTTCTAGTTGTGAATAGTCTGCCTCTATAAGAAGACCATCTTTGTATCTACTTGGAAAACATTGACGTATCCTAGACATTCTTTTTTAACTCCGCATCTATAAGTATATTAATGTACTCTCTAGCTTTATGTAAATCCTCAAGACCACCTTTGTACTTCCAACGCATAACATATTTTATAACATTACCCTCTGCGTAAGGTATCTCATTCTCAACTATAAACTGTACAGGTTGTATCTTCCACCTTGAATAATGCTCTGGCTCTTTTATGTTATCTGGATTCATCACTCTATCTCCTTTCCAAAAAGGGTAGTTTGAAATTGGCAATCTACTGGTAGAGGGTTTTCTTGACCAAGAAAACACCATTCTCCAGTTGGGTTATACAAATAGTTGATAGTCCAATCATTCTCTCTTTTATCTTTTAAGCTCAAGTTTGCATCTATAATACCAGTTAAAATTACTATTGATACTAATAATAATATTATTATTAAGTCCTTCATTTTACCCCCTAGGACATGTATTACTTTGTAAGTCCTCTATAATTTTTTCAGTCTCTAACTGTTCTTCAATTTCTAAATCTATTTGATGCCACCAATCAGCATCTTGTTGCTCTTGCATTTTTTGGTATTGCTTGTCTTCATCTAACATTTTATTTACCTCTTTGATGTTATGTTTTGTATGTTTGGGTTTCGACATGATAACCTCCCAGTAGGTGTTTCTACGTGATTGAATGTTGGGTGTAATAGACCGCCATCCCAACAAACTTTAAGTAGTCCTGTTAAATATGTGTCTCTTTCTTTAGTTAATTTTCTATGCTCTTGGATACCTTTTAGCAAGTCCTGAGTATACCAAGAGCCACCTTTAACTACTAACTCATTTATTATATCATCTGATGTGGAGTATATGTTGGGTTTAGATGTTTCCCAGTTACGTTTTGGTGTGCGAAGTGTTATTAACTTTGTACTATTAGTAATCTTTTTCCACTTTGTTAATCCTTTTTTAATACCAGATTTATATGTTATTACCTTACCATTTTCATCTTTATCCACAACTTTTTCAATCCAATCAATATCGCCACCAAATATCATTTTGGATACCTGTTGTGGAGAACTTAAATTTATTGTCTCTCTAAGTTCGGTTGAAAAATGTACATTATAATTTATAGATTTTAAGTTGTCTATAATTTTATCTCTTAAATCATTTATTTCTGTTGTAATCTCAACTAAAAATACTTTAGCAAGCCCTTCATTAAAAGGTGTGCCATTGTACTCCATCATTATTGTAGACATTCTTGCTCTAAGCTCATCATATACTATATTCCTTTGCTTATTTTTTTCAACTAATTTCATTTGCTGTTTAAAAATTCCATTAGTTACTATTACATCGTGGTGCAAGTACTCAAGTAATAAATCTTTATCAATATCTTCTGTCTTTACTCCTGCATCCCATAATTCTTTTACCTTAGGTGGCTTTACTGGTAAGTTATAGTGTTTAGCTACATCATCAAGTGATGGATATTTCCATTGCTGACCACTAAGAATGTGTTCTACTATCATTGTATCCCACACAAGTATAGGCTCGTTTATAATAGCTTGTCTAAGTAGTTCAATATGATTGTCACCTTCTCTGTTATTTAATATATATAACATATCAAATGCAATATTATGCCCAACTATTATTTTAGATTCTGATACCTCTTTAAGCCACCTTCCTATATCTTTCTCGGTATCGTTGTTATTAATGCAACCCATATTATAGACATTACCATCTTTATAAAATAACTTTGGGTATCCTCTATCTAAAATTTTACTACTTAATATTCCAGTAGCAACTATACGATTATACATAAAGTGTGGAGAGGCTACCCCGCATTTAATTTTATCTTTGCAAAGGCTATTAACTGTAGTTTCTAAATCTATAACGTAGTAGCTCTCAGTAGTCATGATACAAACCTCGCTTTATCAGGTTCTAATTTTACATCAAACTTTCCATTAATTAATAGTTGGTCTCCACCACATATCTTATTCTTTGGAATGTATATATATCTTTTGTTTCTATCTGCAACAGTCTCCTCATTACTTCTACCTATGGTAATGATAGCATCACACTCCCCTTGAACACCTGTCTTACTTCCATACAACTGATTCATTTCTATCCATTTCTCTCCCTCTGCTGTTCCATCTGCCCATATAGTAAAAATTACAGTACAATGGTCTTTAGCCCATTGTCTGGCTTGCTCTCCTAAAGCTTGTACTCTTTGAGCCTCATTTAAGTTAGAAGTTTTTGAGCCTACTAACTTACTTAATTGGTCTATTATAATAAGTTCTGGTGGGTAAGTTCTAATAAGTTCTTCTACTTCAGATACATTTACACTTGCACTATCTTTAATTATAATTCTGTCTTTGCCACCTATTCTATCTTGATACTCTTTAACTGCTTTTGGTACGTCTCTAAATACTTCAGTTTTAGTTTTCTTTAAAGCCGATTGTATTTGTCTTAATCTAACTTTCTGTCCTCTTTCTTCATTGTTAATCCAAATGATATGTTTTCCCTCTGGCATGAGACTTGCCCTATAGGTAGCTTCACTTGCTAGTAAAGTAGTTTTTCCAGAGTCAGGTCTTCCACCGATACATATCAAATCCCCCTTGCTTGTATGTCCAATGCTATCATTTAAGCATTGTAGTCTCCAAGCATAACCTGACTTCTTACTAGCCTCCGTGATGTAGTCCTCAAGATTTTCATCTGTTAATACAGATGAGTCCTCTTCAAGTTCTGGAACTGCTAATGTATAATCTGAAAGTAAATCTTTAATAGGATTCATATCGCTTGATATGCCTTCAGCTATCTTAGCAGATTCATTAAATATCCTAGTGCCATAGTCCATGGTAATAAAGTGTTCAACTATATCAGCATTAGGAATAGTACCTTTATCTGTCTTACTATTAAGTCTCTTGAATATTAATTGATAAACTTTAAGTGCTTCCTCTGTCCATGAAGAATGCTTTACTGCACAAAACCAAGTATTAAAGTCTTTCCATTTTATATTGGTAAAGGTTTTATTTGCAGTGAAGTAATAGTCCATATCTCTTATTATAATATTACATTCTTTAGTTAAAGTATAATCTTTTATATATTTATTATACTTATAATAACTATCTTTATCAGATAGTAATAACAATATATCTATTTCCATATCAATCCCTCTATACAAGCATTTATGTCTTTATCACTCATGTCTTTAGGTTGCTTAGCAATACAAACCCATACATTATCATTTACTAATTTAACTTTATTCATAATCTTTACTCTATTAGATAGTACTTGATGATTATCATTATCTAACCATACTATTATTTTACCATAGTTTTCTAATGAAGGCAATAGTATATCTCGTAAACTACTGCTAAGACATGGTAGTGATGAATACCCACACTCAGCTAACCTTATAGCTGATACTATGTCCTCTACTATAATACATGTGTCTCCTGTGCCTATTGGGTTATAGTATCTGTTAGATTTTACCCATTCAATCAGCCACTTAGGGTTGCTACCGCGCCCTAACACAGCTTGAAGTTCTCCTGACTTATCAAACATAGGAAAGCAAATTCTACCATCAATAAATTTAACCTGATACTTATCAAGTATTTCCTGTGTTAATAAACTTCTTACTAAGAATCTATGTTCTGAAAGAATTGCTCTGCGTCTTGAGTAAGCTCTGTTTTTTCTATCCCAAGTTTTTCTGAGGTTTTCTTGTCTACTTCTACCAACTGTTGAAGAACTAGTTGACTTATAAAGGTCTCTCTCTCTAAAGACGTCTTCAACTTTTCTAATCGGTGTAGAGTTAGAAAAAGAATAACCACGTTTGCCACAGTGATGGCAGTAAGCAATGATAGAATCATCTTCATTTCTCCTTATGTATAATCGGTCATTATTATACCCTTGTTTACAATGGTGTATGTGAATCTGTTCTCCGCGACCAGAAGGTGCGAAAGGAACAAATTCTTTTAACTTTAAAAGACTCATTTAATTATTTAGTACATTCAATAATGTTTGCTCGCTGTCTTCAGCAGGTCTAACAAAATCTCTAACTATAGACTCGTCACTTTGAAGGTACACATACCTCAGCGAGCTAGGCATATAACTAATACCTTCTAGTTTCACGCCTTTACTAAATAATATATCAAACTCTTTTAATGGTTTCATTTTTTTATCTTTTTCAACTCTGTAAGCTCTATTCCACCAACTTATATTTTCATCTTCTTTGTTCTCGAAGAAATCAGTTGGTAAACTAAATCTAAGTATAGCTTTACAGAATCCAGATTTGCATTCTGCACTTTCTCTGTACGAGATTAGCTCTCCAGTCATACCTATAAGTGAAGTAAGTTTGTGTTCACTATCATTACAGTATTTACTTTTTGGTCTTTTAGAGTACTCGTAAAGAGGGTCTTTTGTATCTACAGCAGAAATGAAAACCATATCGCCTTTATTAATACCATTTTTAATACTCATCGGTATTCTCCTTAATAGTTATATAGTTATCAACATCTTTATAATCACACAAATCACTGACTGCCTCATCAAAACTTTCTTGAATGTCTTGGTCATATATAACAACTGAATCAGGACATTCTATAGATAAAGTATGTCTGCATTTTCGGCAGAGTTCTTCATGTTCTTTTCTTTCTTTATCCCATATTATTTCGCTTGAAGCTAATATAGAATCACAAGATTTACATCTCATGCCTATCTCCTTATCATATGCTTTTGTAACATGTTACAAATTGCTATTTGTTGAATCTTTCAGCAAATACGGTGGCATACATTTCCTCTACTGCAAGCTTTTCAGCGTCATTAGGTAACTTATCATAGAAAGCTACTTCTAATGAGAACTTAGCGGAGTTATAAAACATAGCCTTTTCACCCCAACTTAACAGTGTTCTCGGAGACATCGTAAAAGACAGGTTTCCCTGCATGTATGAAGTTCTAACTAAGTTAGCTAGTTGAACCATATAATCTGCCATCTTGTCAGTTATGCCATCAACTTTAGCTTTTAGTATTGCTACTTCATGTTTCTTTTCTAGGTAATCTAATTGAATTGAGGTTCCAAATCTATCTAGTGTGGCAGTATTCCACACATTAGTGCCTGCAAATGCACCAGAGTCGTCTCCCAATCCCTTAGTATTATCACAGCATACAAATCTAAATCTACTGTCAGGACAGATTAATTTATCTTTTGTATCTCCTGCTTTATCAGTCAACATAAGTTTACCATTATTCTCTAGTAACCATTGATAACCCATAGCTATCTCAGGTGGTAATACTGTTGGCTCATCTTGGCAGTACACCATTCCTTCCTTAACAGATTCGGTACAAGCACCATCTTTCCAAATGGTTTTGCCATCTTCTAACACATACTGCCCAAAGATAGCACCGCTTTCCATATCACCTCTGCCATTAATTCTAACAAATGGTCTGTTAGTCCTAGCACATACTTGCTCAACTAGTGTTGACTTTCCACTACCTGTAGCACCAGAAATCCATACGTTATCTCCTAAGCTTAGACCAATAAGTAATTGTACTAATTGCTTAGGTTGGAACTTATAGTTTTCATCTACCTGTGGAATATGACATCTTACAGAGGCATTCCAATCTTCTAACTTGAAGATATCAACATTCACATCTGGAAAACCTTTAGGTACTTTAATGCCAAACACATTTGAGCATGAGTCTTTATTAGACTTAGACTTAGTAGGAGATTTTTCATTAAAAAGAGCATCATCTTTGATGTTATCAACTTCTTCATCAGAGTATTCTCTTTCTGATTTCATTTCTTCCACAAGTCTTTGTCTAAATTCATCTTCCATAACGGAAGTTGCTTTAGATTTACTCATGATGTACGTCCTCATACTAATTGCCTTGCAACAGGCGGTATCCTTTGCGTACTACTTCCAATATCTTTAAGGTCTTTGTAACATGTTACAAATTACCCGATAATCTTTTTCTTTATTAAAGATAATAAAGCAAGTTCTAATTCATTAGAATTATTAATAATTTGATGTTCTGGATAGAATTTACTTACATTATCATCTTCAATACCTATTCCATATATCTCTACTCCAGAACCTTGTATATTAGATACTATTCTTAATAGTGCCTCAGGTTGAGAGCCACAGTTTCCTCTATAACCCCCTGCAGGACAGCCATCACTTAAAACTATTATTATTTTTCTTTTACTTCTTTCATTTTTAATCCTATTAAATACCCACAATACTGAATCTGCATCTGCATTACAACCCATATAATTAGAAGATGATTGGAGTCTATCACATAGTAATTCACTTTGCAACCTTGAAGAAGAAAAAGGTTTGAACAGATAGTTTATTAAGAAATTAGAACCATCTGTAAATCCTACTAATTCGTGTCTAATATTAATATCAGATAAAACTCTACTAAGTAGTATCATTGACTTACCCATGTTTAAGAATTTACTTCCACCCATAGAACCAGAGCAGTCTCCTAATACAGTTACACATACATCTAAGCATTCATTGGTTTCACGTTTCTTAAATACTTTCTTATTAAAACCTCGTGCTTCAGTCATTACACCTCTATATAAATTCTTTGAATGCAATTTTCCTGACTTCTTCCCGTATTTATATCTATCTTTTGAGTTTATCTGCAATAACCTTAGAACTTTTTTACTCAAGTTATCTCCGTAACATGCTTCCCTAATTTCTTTATAATCAGTTCTTGGTTCTAGTAAGAATTCAAACTCTGGAACATTACATTTATTATTATGATAATCCACAATACAGATATTACTATCTGGGTACGGAGTATGTTCAGCTTTCATCATTTTATCATAATTTATATGCTGTTTTGTATTACTAGTACGACTACCAGTATCTTTTTCTGGGTTGTGGTCGTGCATTAGTAACTGACTCCAATCAATTTCTGAGTCTTTAGGTGATAAACTTTCTTCTCCCTGAGATTCTGAGTTTTCAGAATCAGGACTAGAATCCTTTTTCTTTGAATCCTCACTAGATTCATTATCACTATCTGAATCGTTACCATTATTAGATTTCTTTTCTTCTTCTTCTGGATTTAAATCATATATATTTTTTATAATATCTCTAGCTAGAGCTAATTCATCATCAAATGTAACAACAGCATTTAATTTGTCTTTATACTTCCCATCTATTAATTTCTTGAGGTAATAGATACTTTCCTTATTACATATTGTAGTCATATACCTAGTGTGAGGTTCTATACTCGGCATCCAGTCCTCTCTGCAATACATGTCAAATAAGAATAATGACCTAAATATATCTTT